ACGCATACGTTTTTTGTCAAGCCATGCGTAACCCTGACGACAAAACGAAGCTTCTGCATGGCGCATACATTTTAGGCTGGGTGAGTCGCGAAGATTATGAAAGGCGATTCCACTATGTGGCGAAAGGTGATTTTGACGATGACAGAGAGGAGCCTGCTGACTGCTTCAAAATACGGATTGGCGAATTAAACGCACCGCAAAAACTAAATGAAGCGTAAGTACTTGAGCATTCCAATCGAAATATGGAACCTTAGCGAGTTGCACCCAAATGAACGGGTGCTGCTTGCTGAGGTCGCCAGCTTCGACGATCAGAACAAAGAATGTTTTGCAGGAAATGAGTATTTCGCGACGCTTTTGAACGTATCAGAAGCCACGGCAAGAGGTTACATAAGCAACCTAATTGCGCGCGGTTTTCTCATCAGAGAAGGCAGCAGATACAATCGGAGACTGCGTAAATCTGCGCAAACGAATGCGCAAAATAGCGCAAACGAATGCGTAAAATCACGCAAACGAGTGCGTAAATCCACGCAAACGAGTGCGCAGAATTCAGCACATACTAATATATCTACTAATACATCTACTAATACATTTACTAAAAGCGCACCACCTACGGTTGTGCTGCCTTTTGAAAGTGATGAATTTCGAAACGCATGGAATGAATGGAAAGAGTACAAGCGAACAGATCACCGATTCAAATACAAAACCGCCCAAAGCGAACAGCGGGCACTAATGAAACTACAAAATGAATACACCGACCAAAACCAAGCCATCGACGCTATCCATCGAGCTATTGCAAACGGTTGGAAAGGATTGGTATTTAAGCAGCCCAAAAACGGCAGAGCTAACCGCCCAAGAGCGCGAGACCTTGAAAATAGCGTCAACCAACAGAAGCTTGCGGAGTTTGCAAGAACTGGACGCATCACAACTGACCGTCGAGATGTGTTTTAAATGCACCAACGTCAAAACCGCGCTTAAATACAACGAAGTGCCTACACGCGCTGCGCTGACGGCCATGATTACACGAACCGTCAAATTTATCGACGCCAATAAGACGCTTTCGACGCCTGAAGAAATCGAAATGACGGTAAACGAACTTCTGCACACGTACCCTTGCTTTACGTTGTCCGATTGGCGGTTAGCTTGTTACATGATGGCAAAAGAGGCGTTCGGGCCATATTACGAGCGGTTGAAGCTCGCACAGTTCGTAGAATGCTTTGCCAAATACGAGCAACTAAAGGCGCCCGTAGTAAACACGATCCGAGAAAACGAACGCCAGCAGTACGAACGCGAAACTGCCGAGGCGCTCAGATACATCACGCCCGAATTCGGCACCGAGTTTAACCCAATCGCCGCGCGCGTGCAAAAAGCCGACTGGATGAAAGGCGAGGACCGTTTAACATACACCGAACGCGAGGAAATGCGCCAGCGTGACAAAAACCGAGCGAAATGACCAATTTGGAACGCTTTTGGCTCGACCTCATCGACGGGCGCAAATACCACATACAAACGCTGTACGGAACGGAAGCAATGCAAAGATACAGGCCGCACCCACGCGAGAAAGAGCGGTTTTTGAATAATAACGGGCGCGTAGATTATGACGCCGAAATAGCGGACTTTAACCAACGTTTTTTTGCTTTCTGCGATGAGCGTTACGCAGACCGCAAAGCCGAATACCTCAAACGCATAGCCGATAACGGACGCAAAGCGAAAAGCTGGCCACTGTACAAAGACGGAGCCAACGAACGCGAAGCCATAAAGCAAAAGATGCGCGATGTAATTTTAGGCCATGCCAAAGAAACGCAGCACCAAGACCGACGGCAAGGCCAGCAAGCAGCTCAACAAGAAACCCAAAGCCAAGAAACCGCTGACACACGCGCAGCTAAAAAAGAAAGTAGATGAATGGTTCAGCAAATACGTTCGGTGGAGAGAAGCTGATGCAAAAGGTTACTGTGACTGCATCACCTGCGGCAAAACGCACCACGTTACCAAACTTTACGCTGGACATTTTGTGTCCCGTAGATACGGAGTTCATAGGTGGGAACCTGACAATGTCAGACCGCAGTGCGTTGCCTGCAATATTTTCGCACAAGGAGAACAATATATTTTTGGACAAGCTATTGAACGTGAAAAACGAGGACGAGCTGAGGAGCTTATGCGCACAAAGGACACGCCAAGAAAGTATACGGCTGGTGAACTACGAAACCTGTTTGAACATTACAGGACGCTCGCCCTACGTATCGCACAGGAGAAGGATGTTATGCCTAGACGATGACGATCGTGACAAGTACAATAAGCTGAGAGAGGAGCGTTATGTGCTGATGGCTGAGACTGTAGATTGTGGTACTGACGGCCAACGTGACTGGCGCTGGAGAAGATGGAAGCGCATTAACGCTGAGTTGTACACAATGACTGGACACCGAGGATATCTTTACACGTGATGCCGAGGATACCACGCAAGCAGACGCCTGACCCACGCAAGAAGAAGCACGAGCGCGTGAGGCCACAAGACAAACGCTACTGGAAGTACGAGTGGCGCAAGCTGCGCAACACGTTCATTAAGAACAATCCGCTATGCAATCACTGTGGCAGGCTTGCGGAAATGGTGGATCATATACAACCAGTGCGCCTTGGCGGTGACTTCACCGACATCGACAACTTGCAGAGTCTTTGCAACCGCTGCCATGCTAAGAAAAGTGGCGCGGAAGCTCATATGGGGTAGGCATTGCTAAAAATATGAGCATTTTCGGCCTGCATCGCCGTAGTAGCAGGGGCCGTTTTTTTGTGCGCTTTCTTCCCGATTTGGCTTTACCTTTATCGCATGGATGAACTGACAGACAAGCAAAAGCTAGCGTACGCGCGCATAAAGCAAAGCCTGCGCAGCGCACGACACATCGGCGAACTCGATGAAGATTTGCTGAAGATGGCGGCTTGCCTTACGGTCGAGGTGCGCGAGCTGCAAGCCATCATAGACGAAAAAGGCTATACGTACGAATTCAAAAACCGTGACGGCGGCGTGATGACGAAGCACCGGCCCGAACATCAAATGCTGGTCGAGTCGCGCAGTAAATACCTTGTAGTGCTGAAGGAATTAGGCATGACGCCAGCGGCACGCAAACGCATTGAAGTGGACGTAGAGTTGGACGACGAATTAGAAGAGCTGTTGACCTTCAAAGATGCATCAATCTGAGGCGCATCAATACGCGCTTGACGTAGTACACGGAAAGCAGGCGGCGAGTAAGTACACGCGCAAAGCGTGCGAACGCTACCTTACCGACCTTGACACCGCTGAGGAGCGCGGCCTCGAATTTCGCGCGCATACCGCGCAGGCTTACATCACCTTTTTTCAGCGCGCCATTAGGCATACCGTTGGAGAATGGGACGGCCAGCCGTTTGACCCGCTTCCGTGGCAAAAGTTTATCTTGTGGAATCTTTACGGCTGGTTTCGTGAAGACGGAACACGAAGATTCAACTATGCGTATATTACTGTGGCTCGTAAGAATGGCAAAACGACGCTTATGGCAGGCGCTGCTTTGGCGGCTCTTTTCTTTGACCAAGAAAAAGCTGCTGAAGTTTATTTTGCAGCAACTAAGAAAGACCAAGCAAAAATCGGATTTGACGAAGCGCAAAGGATGGTTTCCATTTCGCCGCCGCTCAGAAAGCACCTCAAAGCAGGAAAACACGACATCAAAGCGCCGACGCTTTCGGCGCGGTGCACATACCTGAGCGCGGAACGCGACACGCTGGACGGCCTGAACATTCACTTTGCAGGAATCGACGAATATCACGCGCACCCCACGGACGGCGTGGCGAACGTGCTGCGGTCCGGTATGCAGGCGCGCCGCAACCCTTTGCATCTTACAATTACCACGGCAGGCTTTAACCGCGAATCGCCGTGCTATGAATTGCAAAAGACGTGCAAAGAAATACTGGACGGCATCAAACACGATGACGCGCAATTTGCCATTATTTACGAACTCGACGAAGGTGACGACTGGACCGACAGCAGCACATGGGTAAAAGCCAACCCATCATTAGGTACAGCATTGCGTCCGCAGCTTTTGGAATCGCAATTACAGCAAGCCATCAACCTTGGCGGATCGCGCGAGGTAGAGTTTAAGACGAAGCACCTGAATAAATGGGTCACCGCCAGCAAGACGTGGATACAGGATGAGGTTTGGATGCGCAACAAACGCGAGGCGAACCTCGACGGCCTGCCGTGCTGGGGCGGCCTCGACCTTGCGAGCGTTTCCGACATGACGGCGCTTGTTATGGTTTATCCCGATGACGGCGGATACCATGTTCGCGGCCATTACTTTCTGCCAAGCGACACCGTTGACCAAGTATTAGAGCGCGACCCGTCGCATATTTACCGCACCTTTCGAGAGCTGCCAAACGTGCATCTGACGGACGGCAACGTAACCGATTACGCTAGTATCAGGCGCGTCGTGAGTGGCGTGATGAACAAGCCCGAAGGCCAAGTAACTGACGAAAACAGCATTATGCACAATTATCAAGTCCAAAAAATAGCGTTTGACCGTTACAACAGCACGCAAATTGCCATCGACTTGGTGGATGACGGCGTGCCGTTGGTGCCGTTTGGTCAGGGTTTTGTTTCGATGTCATCACCCACAAAGCAGCTTGAAGTTTTGACGCGAACGGGCAAAATTTGGCATGATGGCGACCCCGTTTTACGTTGGGCGCTCGGCAATGTTGAACTGAAGATGGACCCAGCAGGCAATATTAAAGCCGACAAACAAAAGAGCGGCGGAAAAATTGACCCGATCGTGGCCATGATTATGGGCATCGGCGAGCACATGAAAAGCCCAGCAGAAGACGAGGGCTATTTTGAGATTATCAACCTTTCGTAACTTGCGGCCAATGGCTAACTGGTTTCAACGAATTTTCCAGCGTGACGGGTACCAAGTAGCGTACACAGGTCACCATAGTTTCGCATCACATTTGCGAGGTATCAGCACGCGGGCGGGCGCCTACGTGGACACTGAGTCAGCTATGGGACTCTCGACGGTATACGCGTGTGTGCAGCGCATCAGCAGCACGATTGCGCAGCTGCATCTCGACGTCATGCGCCGCACCGAGAACGGAGTGCAGGTCAGCGTCGGTCACACCATTCAGGATCTTATCAGCGTAGAGGCAGAGGAAGGCTATACAGCGTACGACTTTTGGCAGACGTACGTGGCGAACATCCTGATCTATGGCAAGGCGTATGCAATTATTAAGCGCCTGCCGAATGGCGACCCGTATGAGCTTTGCATCGTCAACCCTAAGTCGGTCAAGGAAAAGATGGTTGACGGTGAGGTCATGTACGAGGTCAAAGACCGTGGCGTCTATATGCACGCCGACATGTTGCGCGTTTGCAACCTGTACGGACAGAGTCCAATCGAATTACACCGCGAGATGCTCGGACTCGCGAAGGCGGCGCAGGATTTTGCTGCGGAGTTCTTTGGTAGCTCAGGCAATATGACGGGCATATTGTCTAGCAACGAACCGCTAAAGAAGGAGCAGATTGACATTATCAAGGACAGCTGGAACAACAGCAGCGACCAACTCGGCACCAAGCTGCTGCCGTTCGGATTCCGATACGACCGCATCGCAGTTGATCCTGAAAACGCAAGCCTGACGGAGCAGCGCGACTTTTTAAATCAAGAGATTTGCCGAATCTTTGGCGTGCCGCCAAGCCTTGTAGGTGTGCAATCGAATGTGACGTACAGCAACACGGAGCAGCAAGCTATCCAGTTTGCCAAGTACACCATTGTGCCATGGACGCGTCAGATAGAGCAGGAAATGAACTGCAAGCTAATTGCACCTGACGAGCGCCTGACGCACTTTACGCGTTTCGACCTTGCAGACCTTTTGCGAGGCGACAGCGTGAGCCGCGCCCAGTATTATGACACGCTTGTCAAGGCGGGCATTATGAGTATTAACGAAGCGCGACGCACGGAGGACATGAACAGCGTACGAGGTGGCGATGCTCACATGGTACAAGTCAATCAGATTGCGCTGGACAAGCTCGACGAGTACAGCACTAAATTGAGTAGTAATGGAGAATAAAGAAAACGCGCAAGTTGAAGAGCTGCGCAACAAATACGGCGAGAACGTAGAGTTACGAACCGCAGAGGTGCGTGCCGCTGGCGACGACTCGCTGGTCATCGAAGGCTATGCTGCAAACTTTGAGCAGCGCACCGACCTCGGATATTTTAAGGAAGAAATTGCACGCGGCGCATTTGACGACGTTATGGAGGACGACGTGCGGCTGCTGCTAAACCACGAAGGCGCACCGATGGCACGCACCACGAACGGCACGTTGGAGTTAAGCATTGACGACACGGGACTAAAGTACCGTGCAGCTTTGGCTGATACTCAAGACGGGCGCGACCTGTACAAGCTAATCAAGCGCGGCGATATCTCACAGTCCAGCTTTGCGTTTACCATTGCCGAGCAGGAGTGGAGCGAGGACCGAAGCACACGCACCGTGACTAAGATGGCGCGGCTGCTGGACGTGTCGCCAGTCACCTACCCAGCGTACCCAACCACGACGGTGGCAGCGCGGCAGATGGCAGAGGTCAAGGCTGAGCCAGTAGAAGAAGTACAAACGAAATTGGAGGCGCAACCTGAAAAGCAGGAAGTGCGTACCTTTGAGCAAACAGCGGAGAAGACCGCAAAACAGATAAAGATTATGAATTTTCGCAACTCAAATGATGCGGCCCGCTACGTCTCTCAGTTGGAGGACAAGTTGGCAAACATCAACGCTCTCGCAGAGACCGAAGAGCGCGCGTTAACTTCTGAGGAATTGGAAGAGACGCAAGACATCCACGCAAAGCTCGAAGCAGCTGAACAGCAGCGCGACGCTTTGTCAAAAAACGAACAGCGCCTTAAGGCTCGTGCCGTTGCACAAGATGCAGTTGTACGAAGCGACAAGGAAGCAATCAAGGCCAACGCAAAGTTTGACTTTGGTAAGGCTTTGCGCGAAGCTGCACACGGTGGCGTGACTGGCCTCGAAAAAGAAGTGATGCAGGAAGCACGGAACGAAGCCAGCGCTTTGGGCCTCGGCTTGCGCGGCGACTTCAGCATCCCGCAATCAATGTTGGTTGAAGCTCGTAACGTTTACGGCACAACTGCAGGCGGTTCAGTAGACGACGCAGTGACAACTGTAGCCACTGAGGTAACTGCATTGGTTGGCGCTTTGCGTTCTAACTCAATCTTGGCAGCTACTGGCGCTACTCAGCTGAACGGCTTTGTTGGTGACATCAAGATGCCATCTTTGCCAACTGATGCAGCAGAGGAGCCAGCAGAAGCAGCAGGCGTAACTGGCAACACTGGGTCAATGGGTTCACAGACATTGTCACCTGCTCGTATCGCACAGCAGATGATTGTGACCAAGGAGGCTATCAACCAAACGAACGGCAACATGGCAGAGGTCATTGCTGCTGACTTTGGCCGATCTATCGCCAACGTACAGGACAAGATTGCTTTGCAATCAATTACAGGTGTTGGAGGTGCTACTGCTTTGGCTGGTCAGACAGGTACTTTGATTAAGCGAGCCGAAACAGCAGATAACGATATTCCTGCTGTAACTGTTGACGACATCATCGGTTTGTGGTCTACTATCACTGCGAACGGTGCAGAAAACAACACGCAGTTTGTTGCTCACCCAACTTCCGTTGCTGACTTGATGCAAAAGGCGCGAGTCGGTTCTGTCGCTGCTTTGTACGAAAACGGCAGCATGCTCGGCTACAATGTATTGTCAAGCGGTTCTGTACCGACTAACGACTTAAGTGCTGTTTTTGCATCTGAGTTGTTGAGCGACGCAGAAGATGTAGCATTGGGATCAGGCGCTAACGCTTTGCGTTTCTTGTACTACGGTGATTGGTCTGACATGTTCTACGCCAACTGGGGCGGTTTGGACGTGACGTTGGACATCTTCAGCGGCATCTCAGCTGGAACTGTCAAGATTGTAGTTGATACTTTCTTTGACGCTAAGGTTAGACGCGCTGGTTCGCTCGGTGCCATTGTTTACAACGATGCAATCGTTGCAGGCGCTGACGCGTAAGAGTAGATTGATTGAATGAGAAAGGGCCTCGCAACCATGCGGGGCCTTTTTTTTATCTTGCACCCATGTACTACACTTTAGAGATTACTGGCGCAGCTGCCGAGTCCAGCATTGTCAGCACCGCCGACCTCAAGACATTTTTGCGCGTAGACCACAGCGACGAGGACTTGCTGATTGAGGCGCTACGCAGCGCGGCCATCGATTACGTGCAGAATTATTGCAACCTGCAGCTGGGCGACGTCACGGCGGTCATGTATCTTGACGAGTTCCGTGGTACGTGGGAGATACCCGTGGGTCCTGTGCGCAGCATCACAAGCATTGTCTACAACAATACGCCAAGCACGACGCTTACCTTATCGACGTCCCAATACTACACGGACCTAAAACGCAAGCCCGCACGCATCACAACTATTTCACCGCCGACGGTGCACCCAGATACCAGCAACGGCGTGCAGGTGACAATGGAATTGGGATACCTTGAGTCTGAAGTGCCTGATGGTTTGATTCACGCCATCAAGCTGCTAGTCGCACACTTCTATGAGAACCGCAATATTGTCGTGGTAGGTACAAGCACAGCAGAGGTGCCTAACCTAATCCACAGCTTGCTAAATCCTTACCGCGTAATTTCTGACCGATGAGGATAGGACAAAGCGACCGGCGCATAACGGTGGAACGATACACCACAACAACGAACGATTACGGCGAGCGCGTACAGACGTGGGCGACGCTGCTGACCGTTTGGGCCGAGCTGATGAAGACGGGCGAAGGCATGACCGAGCGAATCACGACGGACCAAGATATGCCCGTGCAGCGGCTGCGGTTTAAAATTCGCAGCAGCAGCGACAGCCGAGGCATCAAAGCGGACGACCGCGTGCTATACAATTCGAAGTATTACAACATTCAAGGCATCGAAGAAATTGGCCGACAGGACCAGCTTGTTTTGCTTTGCCAAATTTCCGGCACGTGATACATATCCACGCACATACGACGCCGCTTGAGAAGCAGCTTGCTGAATTGCGTAAACAGGTGAAAAATCCGAAAGTACAGAGACGGATTCACCGTGGTGCGGGCAACGTCATCAAAAAGGAAATGCTCGGCAATATTTCTGATGCTAGGGAAGTAGTGCGAGTGCGCAGAGGACCAAACAGCGACCCGCTTGATATTCCGATTGGTACTATGCGGCGGTCGATTCGCGTTTGGTTGATTGACAAGCAGCAAACATCGTACTGGGTGGGGCCGCGTGTTGGGCGGCGTATGCCTGTGGACCGTGACGGCTGGTTCGCAAACATCGTAGAAGGCGGTGACCAAAAGTTTGGCCAAGGACGGAACAAAGGCGTATTTAAAAAGTCGATAATCAACGCGACGCCGAAAGCGTACAAGAAAGTGGTGGACGGATACAACCGAGCGATAAGAAAAGCAGCGAAAGCAAAAGCAAAAAAGGCATGAATATAGGCAAAGCGATATACGGCATTTTAAGCGGCACCACGGCGGTAACCGACATCGTTGGTACGAAGATATTTCCAGAGATTGCCGAGCAAGAAACGGCGGTA